TATTAGACCTGATAGATAATTATGATACTTTTGCAGAAGCTTGTATAAGAAGTTTCGGTATTCCTTCTATGATAGAATTTATTACCGAACTTCGAGAAGAAAAAGAAAAGCTTACTAAAGAACTTATTGAACATGGATGTAGGAGACGAGATTGATGACAAAAACTATTTGTATTAAAAGTAAACGTGAATTGTTGAGTAGAACACCGGAAGAAATTATTTTTGGTGCCTATAAATTTTCTCCTGCATCTAACGCTGCAACCGTATTTGCTAAGGCTGCTACTATGTATAACAGCAGTAGGGACCAAGACTTTGCCGTTAAAGTTATTATTAAGCGCACTGACGAAATGGACGCGAAGATTAAAGTGAGTGGTGATAAGCTTTCTGTTCAGGATTTCATTAATCGAGTAATTACGGAAACAGACTTATTTAAACATTTTGACATAAAAATTTAAGGATGCAGAACTGATGAGAGGATCTACTGGAGTACATGCTGCGCACTGTTGTAAGTGGCATGGTTGTAAGTACGGCGACCCGGATTGTCCTGTGGTAAATGGAGAAGTTGAGCAGGAATATCCTTGTGAATACTGTAGCGAGCTTCTTAGAGAAGAGGAGTACTATATAAGGACAGCTCATGAGATAACTGAAATTAAAGAATGGTGGAAGGTTAAGAAGGAGACAAAATGAAAGTTTATTCAATGAAGTATGACGACCTAGAGTGCTGGGTTAAGAATAAAGCTAAGCCTGGCGACATCGCCACCCATTATTCTAACAATGGTGAATTTGGTGAGTTCATGTATACTTACTATTATACTAAACCTGATGATAACCCTAGATGGCGGATGTGGTCGGACATGAAAAAACTTCAGCAATGGCTTGATGCACTATCTTGCGCTGAGACAGCAATAAAAAATCTTACATCTATTGATGTTGATATTGACGTAGATAAGTATATAAAAGAAATAAATAAACTAAAAGTAGAGGAAACTAAGATGAACAATAGATGTGAGAATTGTAAGTACTTTAAGAACGTATCTGGAAGCTTTTCTTGGTGTTCTCATAAAGAGCACGCTGGAGTGTTAGTTCCTGTCTTTACTTCTTGTGCAGACCACGAGCCTAAGCAGAAGAGCGAGGCACCTTTCGATAATCTTAAGTTTTTTATTAAGGACAAAAATACTGGAGAGCTTGAGATTAAATACCTTTGTGAAGATTGTGGCAAGGTAATGGAAGCGCCTTTTCATTGGCAATTTAGAGTGCCTTTTGGACCTAATAAGGATCCTGATAAGAGACCTGGCTATTTGTATTGGTGCGAGTACTGCTGGGAAAAGGAAAATAAAAAGTAATGAGTAAAGCATTTCAATGTGATAATTGTGGAGACCTTTTTCCAGGCGATGCGCATAAAGTACTTGAGAATGGCGCCGAGGTTTGCTCAGGTTGTTTTAGAGCAGGTGAAGCATTAGGCTATTTTGCTATGGTAAAGCTTCGTAAAGATAGGCCTGGAGATTGGGAGCCAAAAGAGTTTCCTCTACATACTGGTTGGCATAGTCAGTGATAAATAAATGTGAATGATCTTTATTAACAGATTGTTCACATTTTATTTTTATATCGTCCGGCAATAATATTGTATTATATAATAATGAAATTTATTTTGGAGGATATAATGAGCGAGCGAGAGAAGTACGAGAGAGCCTGCCCTTTCTGTGGGGCAAAGTGTTGGAACTTTGTACCGTGTAATTTGTTCTGTAACTGTAATGCTAAATACTACTACTTTGATAAGGTCTGGCTTGATAGAAACACTGGTAAAGAGGTCTGGGATAAGGAGACCGAGAAATGAGTGAATGGTGTAAATTTTGTAAGCATGGATATCATCATTTTGAAAAAGGAAAGTGTGTAGTTTATTGTAATTTATCAGTTCTTAATTATCCGGTTCCGAAAGACCCGTTTGATACCTGTAAAGACTTTGAAAGTGAGGACGAGGAAGACGATGAGACTGTTTAAGAATCAGGTTAAGTTTTCTACCGCTCGAAGCTGTCCTTTTTGTGGCGGCATACCTAAGCTATCGAGATGTGGTGATCAGAGAGACCTTTGGTACGTTCGATGTACTGAGTGTTTTGAGACGCCTATTGACTGGGGCGAAGCAAAAGTAACCCCTGATAAAGCAGTAAAGATTTATAATAAAAGAGCTGATTTTGCTGAGCATCTTATTAGAATATATAACCGAGTTAAGGAGAAGGAAAATGAAGTACAGTAAAGATGATATTATTGAAGCTCTTAGGTGCTGCAGCCTTAACGGACGTAATTCTTGTGAAACCTGTCCGCTTAAAGAAGAGTGCGAAGAAAGCCCGCTTGAGAGCGTTCTTGCTAAATATACTTTTGAGGTAGTTGATAAGTTTATGCATGAGAATAGAGTACTTACCGAGCAGAGAAATACTTATAGAGAATATGCTCTTCAAATGCATGCTATGGTAGAGGATATTAAGGTTAAAGTAGATGAAGGCTATGAGTTTTCTGTCGCGAAGCACGCTGCTGAAATGGATATGTGGCGAGTTATTGCTGCTGAGAAACAGGCTTTGCAGGACCAAAATAAAAGACTAATTGCGGATACTGAGGAGCTCTATAAAGAAATGGTTGAACGAATAGCTGAGGAGCGCAAAATTGAGAGAAAGCTTACTCTAAGACGAGTACATGCAAATCTACAGAGATACACTGAAAGTGTTGGTGAGTGTACTACTGATTCCCCGCTCGCGGAAACTTACTCAGTAGTTAGAGAAGAAGATATTAACCAAGTAATAAATGAAATGCTGGAGGACTGTTGATGAGAAAGATACTTAAGCCTACGCCGAAAACAAAAGCTTATCTTGACTCACTTCCAAAGATTTATGGTATTTTCTTGTGGGCCAAGTGGGGAATACTAGAGCTGCCATGGTCTGGTAAGTATACTAAAGGTGATATTGCTGTTCCTTTAGTTTATCATTACTATGATGCCAATGGAACTTGCGATGAATATCATCTTGTACCAATTACTCGCTGCTCAAGCGGCGCCTTTTGGGATTGGTACGAAACTAAAGAAGGTGCAAAGTACGCGCAGGACAAACTTAATGAAGCATTAAAGAGAGGAGAATACGGATATGACGAACTTAGAGAAGATTAAGAATATGGATCTCGACCAGCTTGCCGAGTGGCTTGATAAGCATGGGATGTTTGATCACTCACCTTGGAATGACTGGTGGGATAAAAACTATTGTTCTAAGTGTGAGCCTATTGAATGCCACTATGCAGATGCCAAAGAAAAGCTTGGTATTGAGCCCTATTTCCATGATGATACTGTTGAGTGCGCTTATTGTGAACTTGCTGATGAGTCAGGAATAACGAGATGTAGATTTTTTCCTGATATGAATGATGTACCGAATAATGTAGAAGTTATTAAAATGTGGCTTGAAAAGGAGGCAGAATAAATGAGTTACTATTGTGAAACTTTTGAGCGACCGGAGATTGGAGAAACTATTTATTTTATCGGCTACGGTATTGTAGAAGCTCTTAAGGTTGTAAAGATTACTACGGAAGAAACCGAAGAGCAGTTTATTGGATACGTGGATGCTTGCAGACCTGACGGTACTACTGAGAGTATCGGCTTTAATGCTTTTGGTGAGCTTGCTTTTCGTTGGAAGTGCGATGCAGAAGCAGCTTTGAACCCGGAGGTGGAAGAAGATGCTTGAAGAACTTGCCAAAGAATTTGAGTTTACTCTTTGGAGTACTGCTAATACTGAGAAAGGAAAATCTTATCAGTATATGGATCCTATCGGTATTAATATAATTTTTAATGAGTGGGACCAAAGTTTTGAGCTTAAGTGGCTTATTCCTAAATCTATTTTTACTATCGAGTGCCCAAGCTGTTCGCCTTATACAAACAAAGAACACTTTCAAAAAATTTACTTAAAGTTCTGGCGCACTATTCGAGCTTGGAATGTAAATATGCCTGAAAGATACGTGAGGGAAGAACTATGAAAAAGAAACAATATTTGTATGCAATTTCTTATTGGTGCACCGATAAGGAAGGACGTAGTGGACAGAGCTGTAGCTTAATTACTCGTCCCAGTAAGATTAATACTGTTCTTGATTTTAATAATATGTCTGACTATCTTAGAGAACATAATCAGTTTAGGACTATTGCAATTTGTAATATCATGCTGCTTGGAAAGGTGAAGGCATAGTGAAAATGTGTAAAAATTGTGATAACTACATATGCAAAGCTTATCACGGTACTTGCAGTAAATATAGATTTGTAAGATTTATTAAAGCTATTCCAGACAGTATTATACGAACTTGGGATTATTTCAAGACAATTCCTTTTTGGAGGTGGTTTTAAATGATTAAAACAATTAAGAAAATTGATTTAAACGGTAATGAAGTTTGGCAGGAAGTTTGTGTCTGCAATCGTTGTAAAAAGACTTTAGAACCAACTGATTTTGTAAATGAAACTAAGTGGACTGCTTGGCATCCAGTAAAAATGGAGCCTGGTGTAGCTTACGGCTTTGGTCAAGGGTCTAATCCTGTAAAGCATATTTGTGAGCGCTGCAAACAACAGGTAGAGGCTTTTCTTAACGGTGAAGACATACAAAAAGAAAGACAGGCATTGAGTAAGCTTTCTACTGATAACCTTAAGAAAATTAGAAATAGTTTTATGTGTGGTACTTACCTCGCTGATGAGATTGATGAAATCCTTAAGAGCAGAGACCGATTAGGCGCTCATGATGTTTTTCAACCCATTCCTCTAAGAAAGCAGTGGCCATAATGACTATTAAGACGTGTAAAGATTGTAAATATTTTATGGGTATGGGAGACTGGGATCTTTGTTGTGCAAAGCCGCCTGCGAGAGCTAAAGAAAGCTGGTGTGGTTTTCTATGTTATGAGGATACAGAGGCTTGCGAAAACTTTAAAGAAAAGGAAGAAGCTAAAAATGAATAAATGTGATTTTTGTTTGCACTCAGTAAATAAAAAGGGTACATGTATTTGTCCATACAGTTTTTGTGTTTTGTCTCAGGCAACTATAAAAGAAATATTGGATAAGATTGTGAGGATATCAAATGGCAATAAATGACAGCTTTGCTTTACATAAAAAGCTTCCTGAGATTTGTAATGGCACTGACTATGAACTTAGTGAGCTTAATGAGATTGCTTGGGAAAAGGTCAGCGAAGAGTCTGCTCTCGGCGTAAGCGCTATTACTTATATTGACCCTAATGATACTATTGTCAAGAAAGTTTGGCACGATGGTATGACTGAATATTATTATACTTAAGGAGTTTATTATGGGATGTAAGTATTGTACTGAATATGAAGACCTGCCGGAACGTATTATAAATGGCGAGCCGGTTGGTAAAGTATTTGATACATGTATTCAGGAAGATGAAAATGGTTGGCATATTGAGGTGCCGTCTGGTTATGATATAGGAATTAAGTTTTGCCCTTATTGCGGTAGAGAGTTGAAGGAGGCGTCGAATGACTAATAAAAAGAGACTTACTCAGCTAATTTGTGAAAGCTATCAGACAGATGAGTGTATAGCTCACTGTAATTATGGACCTTGCTGTACTTGTGAGCGTATTGCTAATTACTTAGTAACTAGCGGAGAAGTAATTCCGCCTGTAGATGTAGGAGATAAAGTTTGGTACATTAACGGTGGTTATTATAATTCTGCCCGTCAGGAACCGCGTGAGATAGAAGTTACCGAGATAAGTAAAAAGAAGAGTGGTAAAACTATTGACTGGGCTTTTATTGCCAACAGAACAAGATATAAATTTTCTAGTATTGGTAAAACAGTATTTCTCACAAAAGAAGCTTGTTTGGCAGCAATTAATAATAAAAAGAGCAAAAATTTTAAACAGCATATTGTATAATAAAATATAAACAAATTTTACTAAGGAGAAAATAAATGAAAATTTTTGGTGTTGACTTTGTAACTAAGAAGGAACTTAAGGCACGTAACGCAGAACTTACGAGTGAAATTGAAGCTCTTACTGATGAGCTTAATGATGTAAACGGGTCGTTTCCTTTTGACCTTGGACAGATCGTGTATGATGTTGCCCTGAAGAATGCTCAGGGTAGATATACTAAGACTAAGCCTTCAAGAGAGCATTGCACTATTACTGAAGTAGAGGTCAATGAGAAGAACTATTTTAGTCTTGTAAGACGTCTGAATAATAAGGATGTATTTTTCAGTCTTAAAGACGCCGAGAGCTATCTTGACCACGTTTGTAAGTAATTATGTATAAGCTGTTAGACAATATTATGCTAGTCTGCAGAGATGAAGAGCACCATAAAAGTACTGAAGCTTTGCAGGCGTATCTTGTAGATCCTTCTAATAAGAGTCAGCTTAAGTCTGCTCAGCGATGGGCTACTTATACTGAATATGGTGATCACGTTAAAACAGAGTCCGGCAAGTGGGAGTATACCTGGATTAAAGAGCACAAGCCTATTGAGCATACTTTCGGTAATCAGCACTTCAGACTTGAGCTCCTTGACTGTGCCGGTGGAAGTTCTCAGGGTGGAAAGCTCAGCTTTTGGAATTGTATCGTATCAAAAGATGACCAGAAATTTAAGATTGGTATTAATTCTGAGATGCTTCTTGAGCTTTTGAAGAATGCAACTTTTGTTAAGGGAGTTTGTCAGGACGACTTGCTTTTTGTGACTGATAACGGCAAGGTAGGCATGTGTGCAGAAGGTTCTGAAGTACATAGATCTGCTATCAAAGATATGGAACTTAAGGCAGAGGCTAAGAAGAACGCTGTTTCTAAGTTTTCTTTCGGTGACATTATAACAACACCTACTCTAAGAGAAGTGTATCTTGGTACAGTTACTCAGTATTATACTTTTGACCCAGGCAGCAATAGTCGATATAACTATTCGCATATGTATTATCGAGATTACACTATTACTAAGCTAGCCAAGCCCATTACGTACCATGTTTTTGACTCGGTCTACGGAAATAAAACTAAGGTATCTGAATTTCTTAATGATTACGGTACTTCTCGCTGGTATTCTTATCCAGATTTTAAGAAAACTTGTCCAAAGAGAACTATTGAAGGAAAGCTTGAAGTAGATTGCTCAGAAGAGTATTTTAAAGAAGAGCTAATAAAGAAGATCTATGATTACGCGGCATTTGAAAAGTATGCTAATGAATCCTATATTAGGCCTGACAATCGAGTGTTATATTATTTCTTGAGTAAAGAAGAATTTGGTCTTGGTTTTGAGCCTTTCGAAATCCCAGAAGATATTATATACAAGATTAAGGCAGCCGGCATTAAGTATGTAGATGAAACAAAAAATTAAATAAAACATTAAAAATAACATCACTGGTATTGTATAATATATCAGTGATGTTTTAATTATGCGGAGGAGAAAAGTTATGGCACTTGATATTGATGAGATTATAGTTAATTATAATAAGGGAGTATATACTTATAAAGCAGATATTCCTAAAAAAGTAAAGCCGGATCATGTATTTGATGAGGAGCTTTCTGTTAAGCGTAACCGTGAGCTTGCGCAGGAGCATAATGACAACGTAGATAGACTGTGGCGAGATAAAAACAGAATTCAGCACGAGCTTGATGAGCGACTAACTTATGACGTAGTGGTTTATATGATGGAAAATTATGACCTTACCGAACGTCAGGCGAAAATTGTTGAGAATTTTGTTTATCAGCACTATCACTCTTATATGAGTGATTACTTTGGCTATATCGATACTTTTGCTGATCTTGCTAATGACCTTGTTAAGAGCTAAGGAGGAAACAAATGACTGATTTTAAAGAGATTCTTAAAACACCTGAGTACGAATTTTTGAAAACGAATCCGCACTTGGGCCATAATATTATTTTATTGGGCCTCGGTGGAAGTCATGCATACGGAACTAATGTAGCAGGCTCAGACATTGATATCAGAGGAATTGCGCTTAACTCTAAAGAAGAGATTCTTGGCGCGGCTAATTTTGAACAGGTAGTTAATAATGAGACTGACACTACAGTTTATTCATTGAGAAAGATTGTTTCTTTGCTTACTTCCTGTAATCCTAATACTATTGAGTTGTTGGGGCTGAAACAAGAACACTATTTGTATCTTTCATCTATCGGCCAGGAACTTCTCGATAATAAGAAGCTTTTCCTTTCAAAGAGGGCTAAGTATTCTTTCGGCGGATATGCCTTTAGCCAGCTGCGTAGACTTAATAATAAGGCAGCAAGAACAATTGCGCAGGCAGACAGAGAGCAGCATATCCTTAATAGTATTACGGCAGCTACTTATGTTTGGCCTGATAAATATGGCTGTTTTAAGACCGGTGAGGGAGTAAAACTTTATCTTGATGACTCTGAGCAAAACGACATGGATAAAGAAATTTATATGGATATTTTCCTTACACACTACCCGCTCAGAGATTATAAAGCAATGTGGGCAGACATGAAAAATATTATCTCTGACTATGATAAAATCGGGCATAGAAATCAGAACGCGATCGAGCGAGGAAAGCTTGGAAAGCATATGATGCATCTTGTAAGACTTTACTTGATGTGCCTTGATATTCTTGAAAAGGAAGAAATTAATACATATAGAGAAAATGATATTCCTTTCTTGCTTGATATTCGTAATGGTAAATTTCTAGATAAGGATTCTCAGCCGCTTCCTGAATTTTATGATATGGTAAATGAGTATGAGAAACGCCTTGAGTATGCTGCTGAAAATACTTCTCTTCCAGAGAAGCCTGACTACGATGCAATTAATGAATTTCTTATGAGTGTTAATGAAAGGGTTGTTAAAGGTTTAGTATGAAAAAGTTATTTGTGAGTGTGCCAATGAAAGGCCGCACTGAAGAAGAAATTAAGTATAGTATTGCAAAAATGCACCGTATTGCAGAAGCTTACGAAGGTGAAGAGCTGGAGCTAATTGACTCTTGGGTGGATGAAGCTCCGCCTGCAGACTGTAATAGAAGTGCTTGGTATCTTGGAAAGTCTATTGAGAAACTAGCTACGGCAGATGTGTTTATCGGAGTTAGTGATCTCAGCGGTTGGCCTGGCTGTAAAATTGAGTCTGACGTTGCCAGAGCTTATGATGTTAAAAGTTATAGCGTGGATACTAAAATTGTTGTTGACTATGGTCCAATAGTACAAAGAGCTTTTCTGAATGCTACTTATAATACTATTAATAATGAAAGGAATAACGTATAATGATTGAGTATAATAAGATTGATACTCTCTATAAGAGAGATATGGAGGGCTCCAAGAAGCTTCTTGAGGGCGAGTTTAGAAACCCTACAGTAGAGTTTTTGAAGGATAATATTTGGACATTTACCGAGAAGGTAGATGGAACAAATATCCGCGTATATTGGGATGGACATAAGGTACAGTTTGGCGGGCGTACCGAAAGAGCTCAGATTCCGTCTGACCTTGTGAATTATCTTAATTCTGTTTTCGGCACAAATGAGGCTGAGCAGATTTTTGAAGAGAAGTTCGGTGAGACTGAGGTAATTCTTTTTGGTGAGGGTTATGGTCCTAAGATTCAGAATGGCGGCCTTTATAGAAATGATGTAAGCTTTATCATGTTTGATGTGCTTATTGCCGGCAACTACCAGCCCAGAGAGTCTGTTGAGGATATTGCAAAGGCCTTTGGTATTGATATCGTTCCTATTATCTTTGAGGGCACTATTCAGGAAGGTGTTGACTTTGTAAAGGGTCATCCTGACTCTACTATTGGAACTGCAAAAATGGAAGGTCTCGTAGGTCGCCCAAAGATAGAAATGAGAGATCGCTGCGGTAAGCGAGTTATTGTAAAGATTAAGTGGGAAGATTTTAAGTAAATTGTGCATAATTGAGCGTGGTAGAAATTACTGCGCTCTTTTTGTAAAATTAGCAGCTTACCTACTGTATAATATTTAAGAAAAAGAAGGTGAGGTAAGAAATGATGCTAAAAAGAAATACTAATTTAATTGTTAAGTTACTGCTAATTGTTATTTTTGTCGGTCTACTTGTAGTTATTTTTGTTATAGCTGGCAATATGGAAACAGCTAATAGTGCTTCTATTAAAGTACCTGCCAGAGAGACGCAGAGAAAAGTACTTATTGATTCGCCTAAGCTTTACACAGAATTGGATTATGTCTGTTACTTTGACCCAGAACCTACGGAAGAATACCTAAGTAAAGTTCGGGCTAGTATTTGTAAACTTGAGAGTATAAATAAAGATGCTTATACAACTAAAGCGCGTAATGCAATGGCAAAAGAACTAGTTAGACTAAAAGGCATAGAAACGAGAATGGCTTCCGACTTGACTAAATATTTAAAGTGGGAAGAAGAACATTACTACGCAGCTAAAACTTGGGAGTTTTTAAGACAAAGAGATTTTAGCCAAGAAGTGACCTGCGGTATTATTGGCAATATGATGATAGAAACTTCAGGAGGCAGTTTAAATCTTAAACCTGAAATATATAGCCCGAGCGGCAACTACTATGGTTTATGCCAATGGTCTCGTAAATACTATCCTGAAGCTCATGGTCTTGCTTTTGAGCATCAGTTGGATTACTTACTCGGTAGCATGCAATGGGAATTTAATACTTTTGGTAAAAATTATGAGAACGGTTTTAAATATGACGACTTTCTAAAAATGACAGATTCTGCTGAAGCTGCACTTGCTTTTGCCAAGTCTTATGAAAGATGTGGGCCTGCTAGTTATGAAATGCGTCAGAAGGCGGCAGTCAAAGCCTATGAATATTTTGACCTAAACTCTTAAAAATAAAGTACTCTATTTTTATAGGGTACTTTTATTATTTTATTATTGTATTATATATTGTATATAACTATAATTTATGGAGGATTTAACCTTGATTTATACGTCTTATTTTTCATCGCGTAAGTACAAGACCGAAGATGGCGTGGCTATAGCAAGATGGTGTAGCTTTTGGTCTGGATCTAAGTTTTCTGCTCTTGCACCCAGTGAGGAGCTTCTCGAGTGGTGGAAAAGTCTTCCATTTAAAGATCGAGAAAAGGCAGAACCTAAGTGGCATTATGAAAAGCTATATAGAAAACAGACTTTGAGTAAACTTGATCCGAAAGAAGTCGCAAGGCTTCTTGAGGGTAAGACTCTTCTTTGTTTTGAAAAGTCTGAGGATTTCTGTCATCGACACATTGTTGCTAAGTGGCTACAAGAGGCCGGCTTTGAGTGTGAGGAACTATAATGTAGCCTACCTGTCGTTTATGTAATCATTAACTTACTAAATTTATTTGCTAAATTAAATAGAAATATGTTTAAATTGGAGTAAATAAATGATTGGTTATATATACTTGACTACAAATAAATTAGATGGTATGCGTTATATAGGTAAACATCATGCAACAGCCTTTGAGCCAGAAAAGTACTTAGGTTCAAATAAGCATTTACAGGCATCAATTAAAAAGCATGGTCGTCATAATTTT